TTCTAACCGGCTAAGATTACGTTTATAGATTTCTAAATTCTTCTTCGCTTCGATTGTGTCCATATACAATCCTGTTTTTAACTTAGATGAAGTGAGCAGTCCCTAAGGCACGACAACCACTCTGTTTTCACTATTGCGTCCAATACCAGAGCCGCTCTACTACATTGGCGTATATTCAGTTCTCTAAATTAAATGGCACGCCATGCAGGACTCGAACCCGCATCAATCACACTAGAATTATGATGTCTTATCCAATTAGACGAATGGCGTAAAAAATAAAAGCCCCGCCAATAACTAGTATTTGGCAGGGCTTCATGCGCCGTAATCCGTTCGGCAAAATTGAGAGGTGCCCCAACAAAGCACCTCTCGCGAGATAAGATTTTTATCATTCCAGAAACGCAAAAAGCCCATCAACTCAATGACAGGCTTTAATCTAGTTTCGCCTTCTTGCTTATGATGCAAGGGTTACTTACTAATTTAGTTGCACCTTATTTACACTTCGCACAACTTTAACACAAAAATACCACTAGCCCTGATCAGGGTCAAGTGCTCAAGCAAAATTATTTGCATATTTCTCAATAATTTTTTGCTCATGTGGTTTCGTAAATAACACGGCGAATTGAACTAGGTTTTCAGGGGTAAATAAGCGATTACCTCTTTTTATATAGTCCTCCAACTCCCTCAAATTTTGGTCATGCTGTCTAAGCTTTTTTGCTAATGCCTTAATAGCTACCCCGTCCATCTGGTTAGGATTTTTGATTTCCCTGTACAGCCGATCAAAGTAGTCCTTTAACTTTTCAGCATTATGCCAATTGGCGATAACATCATATTCAGCAATATTTGCGACTAAAACCCGCTTGATGTCTGAGATGTTTTTTCTACCACTTAGGATTTCAGCATTGATTTCTTCTTCTGTTTTGAAGTCATCAATAAAAATAGATCCGTTGCTTGTTACCTCTTGTCCAATTCTCCTTCGCATCCAGTAATCAAATGCATCTTCTTTAAAGCTCTTTACTGCCATCTTTATTTGCAAGAATGTCATTTTGCCCGACTGGTTCAAAATTCTTTCTAGACTTTCCTTTAACTGTGGCAGCTTTTCATACATTGCCTTAATTTGCAGATATTGATTCGCATTGTCTCTAAGATGCTTGAATTGTTTAGCTTTTTCATCAAAACTCACACCAAAGTGTTTTTTCCCGCACTTATGTCCAATGATAATTTCATTGCCATCATGAAGCGCTGCGATATAACCTTTTTGATGTTTCTTTCCACAACTAGAAATCCCACAACTAACAAAATCCCTTAGCACATAAAAACCAACTAAATCAGAGATAGTGTTTTGAACATCCTCACCCCTAGCAATCGTCACTTTTTCAACAAAATTAGGTCTAGATGTGATTTCTTCAAAATTTGTTATTAAATTAAAATGTTGCGGATTTTCTATCATTCTTGCTCACCGTTGTTTAATCTTCATACAATTATCTGAATTACCAATAAATATCAATAGTTAGATCATACTGAGCCATTTTTATATCTAATAAACTGGTAGCGATTGTGCAGAGCTGCTAAGCCACAACGAACATCGTATTTTGCATCCATGGCCGTTCGCTCTGGAGTTACTAACTGAGTCCACGATTTTTGATTGAAATAACGCTCTATAATTGCATCCATCCAATCAAGCATAGCCTCAGAAGTGCAGCCGTCTAAAATATCAATGATCAAGCGCTGAACGGCCCTAGCTTCATCGTCTGTAATTAGACAGACATTAGGTTTTTTAGATGGCTTCTCGATAAAATTTTCATCACAGAGATAATAAGCAACGATCTTTTCCCTATCCCCTTTCTTAAGTCTAAGTTTTGCTTTTTTAATCGCTCCTACTAATGGATTTTCAGTAGATCCACCAAAGCGAATCACTGCCCCTTGCCAATAACCAAATTGGCGCAACCATTCAGGCAAATCATATTTAGACCAGTCTACACCTTGCATGATATGCAACTTTACATTTTCTTTTATCACGCTTTACGCTCCCACTTTTCGAACCGATAAAAAATTAGATACAACGCCAACAAAAATAAAATTCCGTGAGAAAACGCCAGATATTTACCTCCACCCAATACGATTAGGGTCAAAACACATAAAAAGAAAAAAGTGATATCCATGAAAGCCAAAGAAAAACGAAATTTAGCTAGACTTCCTGAAAACTGGTGCAGCTTTGCAGCTAATGCAGCCATAACCAAACCCAGAAAAGTTGAAATACAAATAAGAACCATGATTGATAAGAACGTTTTCATATGAAGCTTCCTGAATTATCTTTACTTTCAAGAGCTGCCAATTGATCACTATGCACATTTGAGAAGCGGCTATAGTCCAGCTCAGAACAAAGAAAGGTTTTGCCTACTGAGCCGTCACGCACTTTTGCGGCGTTCACTTCAAGCAAACCGGGTGTTTTTGACTTCTCGCCGTTGTAATACTCATCCCGGTAAAGGAATAAAATTACGTCAGCATCTTGCTCAATTGCTCCAGATCCGCGAAGGTCTGACATAATTGGTCGCTTATCTGATCGGTTTTCCAATTGACGACTTAATTGCGATAAAGCAAACACTGGGCAATTAAATTCCATTGCCACGCGCTTCAATGAATCTGAGATATAAGTCAAACGGTCATTTTCAGACGCACTTGCTGGCAAATGCGGTGTAATAATTTTTTGTAAGTAATCAACAAAAATGGCACCCAGCGAACCCTCTTCCGATCTCACTTTGCGCGCATGCTTTCTGATATCAGAAATTGTGACGGCGCCATCCATGATCATGAGAGGCGAATTTTGAATAACTTTTGCAGCCTCAGTAAAACAAGTCCAATCTTCGCCATCCAACTCAGCATTTTTGATTTTTGAAAGTTTAAGATCCCCTACGCTTGAGATGATCCGCTTGGTGATTGCATCTCTTTTCATTTCGATGGATTCAATCAAAACCGGCTTACGTAAATTAGTTGCAATATTGGTTGCCAAGTTCAAAGCAAAGGCCGTTTTACCCATACTTGGACGAGCTGCAATAACAACTAAATCGCCGTTATTAATTTCCCCAATTCGATGATCAAGAGCTACAAAACCAGTATTAACCCCACGAACTCTGTATTGACCGCTCATCCTTTCAGTTTGGATGCTGTTGATCTCTTCCATTATTGAAATTACAGAATGAGAAAGGTGCTCTACATCACCCTTGTTAGACACGGAATTAATATTGCTTAAGAGGGTATTTGCCTTTTCCAAAACATCATCGGCAGATCCATAACCCACATCATTTGCATAAATCTGAGTTTTTTTGCCAACATCTCGAAGCTGCCGTCTAAGGTGCAATTCCTCCAGCATCTTGATGTATGACTTAAAGTTGATTGCTTTGCCTACGACATTCCCTAATAGCTCAATGATGTATTGTTCATTGATACCTTTTGACTCTGCCCCAAGCGACTTAATTGCTCTCAAAACTGTAAGTTCATCAATAATTTCACCACGCTCATAAAGTGAGCGCATAGCTTTAAAAATCACTTGATGAGTATGAATAGTGAATAAATGCTCATGCATTTGTGCCACATAATCAGCAGCCTCACTAATCGTCAGAATTGAAACCAGAACAGAGGATTCAATGCTTGGATCTGACAATGGGTCCTTTTCAATACCAGTTACATTCAAATCATTAGTCATTCTGTACCACCCTCAGCATAGGCTTTGCCATATTGGACACGCACTGGCGTTGGTCTGAAAACTTGCTGTTCCTGTGGTTGCTCAGAAGACTGGTGCGCTACGTTTGGCTCTTGCCCAGACATACCAATGAACCGATCAAGTTTTGTTGCTTCACGGCAAATTAACTCAATGTCAGTAAAGTTGTTTTGAAGGTGGTATTCAGACTTGGAGCAATTAGTAATTGCCAATTTAATGTCTTGAACTGTGTAACCCTCCTTGAGTCTGGCTTGAATCTTAGTTTTACGTTTATTGTCCAAAACAGTACGGCTGTTTTTGTTAAACGTTGTTTTCCAGAATTCAAAGATCTCTTGGATTTCTTCTTTGAAACTCTCTTTTGGTTTTTCAGCGGGTACAGGTTCGCCGTTAGGCGGACATATATTTATATTATTTCCCTTATGTTCTATTACTTCTCCCTTAAGAGCAGAATTCGAAGGAATTCCGCTAGATTGATTTTGGCTTTCTTTTGGAGTTCCGTTGGAATTCCGATGGAATTCTTGTGGAACACTTGTGGAAGACTCAACCCAATCTTTTGGACATCCAGCAGCTATCCATTGTTCACTTGTTGGAATATCTATGGATTTCTTGCCTTCTGACTCAAGCTTTTTGTTGGATTTCCGCATTCTGTCCGCAAATTTTGCGTAGTGATGGCCCTGTTTTGATGCCCAGCTTTCCTGTGCTTTCTCGCAGATTGTTGGGTGATAGATGCGGCCATCATTGCACTCTTTCCAGCCATGCAATGCCTCAGCTTTAACCTTTACCCATTCCCCAATGAAGCGACCAAAACCCGCAAGATTTGCAAGAATACGATCATCATTTGGAAGTGATCCAGCAGGCACTTGATGCCATGAAGCACACCAAAGCAAAACACCTGCCTTGAATGCTTCCCCATCTGTAATAGCTGTGAAATCGCTGTCTCTGAAACGCACCACATCAAGTGGCATGTATGCAAAGTCGCGTAAATCCACATCACTATCAATTAATGGATCAGGCAAAATTACCCCGCCATCAATAGAATTATTATCGTGCATTACAACTTATCCTTTGCTCTTAGACGGTTAATTACAGCGCTCTCAAATCGATTCAAAAGTGCATAAAGGTGAGAATGTTTTTGCAGGTCCGCTATAACCTCCCCAATTGGATGGGAAGTTTTGTTGAAATCTTTTTGAACGCCCAAAGCCTTTTCAAGTTCTTTGCGAGATTCCTTGTACTCAGCTATTGAGTCTGCATATGCGTCATGATCAATTTGCCATTGAGTAAGGACTTGATCCTCCTCATCATATGGGCTTGCACAGTCTGAATTTTGTGCTAAGATTTGTTCATTCATTTTGGTTTGCTCCAAAACACAAAACCGCCTCTGCTGTAACAGATGGCGGTTTTTTTAATTTAACGATTGACTCGATTTGCTAAGTAAATCCGCCTTTAAAATCCCTTTTGATTCAATTTCTAAAAAGGCCTGTGTTCTTAGCGGAATTCCTTCTTTTTCCCACTTCCATAAGGTAATTCTAGAAACCAACATCTTTCTTGATAGCTCCTGTTTTGAGCTACAATCGTGGTAGTCCAATAAGTCTTGAAGGTTCATAGGTTAACTTAAATTATCCATAAAGTTAACTTAAGTTATCATGCTGGGATTTTATTTTCAATATAGTGTGTTAATATAAGTTAACCAATTCACTGCGAATATTGTTATGGAATTACATGAAAGAATTGTCCAGAAAATGAAAGAAAAAAAGTTACGACAAGTAGACCTAGCCTTGGCAACGGGAAAGTCAAAAGTAGCAGTATTAAAATGGATAAATGGAGAAAATGTACCTAAGACCGAATCGCTTAAGAAATTAGCAGAATTATTTGGTGTTTCAGATAGTTGGTTAATGCATGGTACTGAAGAAAAACTGGACAATAATGTTGTTTTAAGTGAAAAGATGCCATCAGATGGTCGTCCTGTTCCAGTGATATCGTGGGTTGCAGCAGGTTCTTTTAGTCCCATTGAAACTGTTTTAAAAGATACTGAAATTGAGGAATACCTTCCCCCAAATCGTAGATGTGGAAAAAATGGATATGCATTAAAAGTTGTTGGATACTCAATGGCGCCAACTTTCTTACCCGGTGACAGAATTTATGTAAACCCAGACATACAAACATTTGATTTAAAAACGGATGATCTTGTAATTGTTGCATGTGCTGGCGACTCAGAAGCAACCTTCAAGAAATTAATAATTGAGGGAGAAGGCTCAAGTAAGTTTCTTGAACCATTAAACCCTGATTGGCCTGATAAAATTATAAAACTATCAGAAGATTGCAGACTTGTTGGGAAAGTAGTAGGACTTTATAGGGATATTTACTAGCAAATTCACGCCAATAATAAGAAATTTTTATAAAATTTGCCCACTTTTGTGGGTTTTTTATTATCAAAAAAATTAACTAAAATAAATTAAAAATAATTATTGACGCATTTAGTTAATTTAAGTTAACCTAATTTCACAAACACAAAAAGCCCCACACTGTGGAGCTAATTTTAAACCTAGATGCTTTCTCTGTCCTCTACCAAAATTTCAGAGCAGCATCGCTATAACTGGTGCTTTATTATGAACCAAATCACAGATATTAGTCAACAGGACTGCATTAGCCCATACCTTCGCTCATCAAACAAAAACAAGACTCCTGAAAAGATGCTTGCCCAAATTAATGCATGGTTGCTTGATGAGGACTTTTGTCATTATTTTTCAATTCAAATACAAGGCCAAGAGGTTTATCCATTCGGCGTGATAAATCGTCCGTTCTTTCATCTTGATCAAGCAGAAAGAAAGCTAGAAAGCTTAAAAAGCGCAAACCCTAAAATTTGTTACTACATGAGTTATGGTGCTTTTGCTAAATCAATCTTAGATTTTGAAAATGAAAATGCCCCTATGTGGGAGCGTGTTTGGCTTAATCAACATGAATTCCGTTTGATCAAATTGAATGTTGAAAAAATGGCTGAAGAAGATTTAGTTAAGCTAATTCCAAACTATAAAGATGTTCTAACTTGGCAAGCAGAACAAAACACAAGTCAAAGCTGTCATTACTACTTTTCTCAATCTTTTGATGATTCAGAAAATGAGATTACCACATCATCACCATTCTATTTCAACCTAAAAGATGCATTGATAGCTAAGTTGTATTTTGAAAAAACAATGCCTAAACGCCGCTTCAAAATTCATTCTGGAGTTATGTCTACACAAGGATTAATGAAGCTTGATGGTAGAACAAGTGAACACTTTCAAGGCTTAGTTGATGCTCACAAAGAGCGCTTAGCTTCACTTAAAAAATAAAGGGGAATAATCATGCGTACTAGTTCACAACTTTTTCCAGAAAACAAAAGCGTGACTGTGGATGACCTTATTGCAGCTCGTAGTGAAGCTAAGAATGATATGGGTGATATCAATGCCCTACTGTCCGCAATTGAGCTAAGTCTTGTTGAAAAACTAAAGGATCACAACTTAAGTAAGTTTGCCTTTGATAAAACCTTTCGCTTGATTGATATTGCCAAAACTCAAGCAGATTTATCTCAGGATTATCACAACGGTGAGCTTGCTCAATTAACTGGTGGTCAATACCAACTTGATGAGTTGAAAAATAATATTACACACCTAGAGGTTGTCCCAGAGACGCAAGTAATCAACACAAATCATTTAGCTCCAGCGAATGCGGCCATCTCTAAAACACTTACAGAAGGTTTTAAGAATGACGGACGGCGTTAATTACGCCGACCTCTCTAGGGAGGTTCTTTTTAAGGCGTTTTTATTATGGCTTACAAAGATTGGGTATCGCGGAATTGTTAGACCTTGTGGGCGCATGGAGTTTTATTGCGCCACAGTCAGCAAACTTTTTCCTAGAAACGTGCACATCACGTATGACGGAAAAATGAATAAGGCAGCTACCCAGCTTTTTAAAGAATTTGAAAAACATTTGAAGGCATGATCATGAGTAATGTAATTCGCTTTAGACGAAATGGGCTTGCACATAAGATCAGCCCGCAAGATGTAAAACAAAGATTAATCAACCCAAGTAAGGATGTTGATCTAAAGAAAGCAGATCAAATAATTGGAATTGATTTTGAAAGCTTGCCATATGATGAGCTTTTAAAGTTGGCTAGAGCTGGAGCTATAGACCTTATAGAAACAGATGCTCGCTATAAGAAAACCAATAATGCAACTAAACAGATTCTTCACTTGCTAGGTAGATTCTTGGATCGCCGATCTAAAGAGGAATGGAAGAAGTATAACGACTCCATGACACTAGATTCAGAAGCAGCAGCAAAGGCGCGTGCATTTGAAGAAGCTAAAGACGTATTGCCAGAAATTGCTGGAACCACATTCGCAACTGTATTTGTAAAATAGGAATTAGACATGAAAAAGAATATTACCCGTGAAAACGTAAACTCATTTGAAAGCAATGTTGAGGATGTGGTTGCCTATCTGACAGATCTATTAACTACTGGTGAAGAGCCAACTGTTTTTGAAACTTTTGCAATGGGATGGATTGGCACTATCAGCCCACGCTTTGAAAAGTTATTTAATGAGGCAAAAATTACTCATACGAAACGCCAAACATTCCCACCTGAATTTTCTGCAGAAATGGAAAAGTATGAGGCGTTAGTTAAAACTAAAGGTGAGGACTCAGAAGAAGCTAGAAATCAATTTTTGAAAGCAATGCTTCTTGCTCCAGATTGGTTTAATGAAATGGCTAGAGATATAGCAAATGAAATGGGGTTAATACCTAAAGAAGTGTTTTGTCTTGAAGATGGAACTAAAGTTTTCACCCCTGAACAAGTTGCAGTGCACTTGGGTGTCCCAGTTGAAGAGGTTATTAGTCAAGTGGAAAGACTAAGAGCAATTCAAGCTGAGCAAGGCAAAGTTGTTGCTGGGAGTTTTGCAGTTGATCCAGCTGATCTTCAGAAGATTCATTGAGGTGATGGCATGAATAAACATGGAAATAATTTTGATCGTGCAGCTTTTGACGCATGGCACTTTAAAGACTGGAACGACAACTGCGGAAATGAGCTAGATGATGTTGAAGCAAGACACTTATATAACCGTGTCTATAGCAGTCCAGCAAATAGTAGAGAACGTGAACGTAGTTTCATAGCTTGGCAAGCAGCTACAGAACGGGCAAACAAGAAGCTTGAAGGCTGCATACTGGTACCAAGAACTAGAAAAGTTGTAGTGGCAATTGAAAAAATAGTTCAGCAGCAATGTGATGCCAGTGGAGTACAGGAACCGCTTCACAGATTGGATGGGTGGAGAATTTTGGAGGAAATTGCAGAAAAGGTTGAGGAGATTAAGTGATGAACAATGTAGCTGTTTTCAACTTCAATCAAAAAGAAGTTCGCACCATTGTAAAAGAGGATGGTGAAATTTGGTTTGTTCTTTCTGATGTTTGTAATGTTTTAGAGATTGGTAATGTTAGCATGGCTGCCAGTAGATTGGATGCTGAAGAAATTACCCTCAGTACTATTGAGGGTAGCCATAGGCCTACTAATTTAGTCAATGAATCTGGTCTTTATTCTTTAGTTCTAACAAGTCGTAAACCTGAAGCTAAGCAATTTAAGAAATGGGTTACTTCTGACGTATTGCCAAGCATTCGTAAAAATGGTGGCTATATTGTTGGGCAAGAAGTTGATTCACCTGAAATATTGATGGCTAAAGCACTTCAAGTTGCAAACAATATTTTAGAGTCAAAAACAAAAGAGTTAGAGGCAGCAAAGTCAAAGGTTGAGTTATTAGAGCCGAAAGCGCAAGCACTTGAAACTATAGCTAATACTGATGGCACATACACTATACGCGAATGTGCAAAAACTATTAATATCGGTGAACGCAAACTAATAAGTCTATTAATTGATAAAAAATGGATTTATCGAGAAGAGCATGGTCGTTTACAACCGTACTCAACAAAACGAGAGGCAGGAATATTTATCAATCGCCCATCACCAGTAATCATAAATAAAAATACTGGTGAGGAGAAAGTTCATTTACATATGCGAATCACAGCTTATGGGTTAACAAAAATTACTGAGTTGGTGAATAGCTGTAAACATAACGGAGGGTTTGCAGCATGACAGAGGTTAAATTTGTTTCTATGCCTGCCTCTGAGTTGGAGCAGTTAATAGAAAAGGTGTGTGAAAAGGCTGTATCAAAAGTTTTAGCAGCCCAAGGCGATGAGCTGCTTAACATTACGCAATTATGTGAACGTATACCAGGCTTATCCTACCATTCATTTAAGAAGTTAGCCAAAGAACATAGATTCAAAGATATAAAAGGCCGTTATTCGCTTACGGCTGTGAAAGCCGCGCTGCAATCTCACTAG